GTTGACTACACGCCTTACTATAAGGCGAAAGTCCGGTACGGTCAAACCGCAGACTTTACCATATCCTCCGAATCCATTGGATTCATCAAGAACCTTGGAGGTCTTGATCCACTTGGGACCGTATTGGAATTAATTCCGTACTCCTTTGTGTTGGAATGGTTTATCAACTTAGGGGACGTCCTGCAGGCTGCAACAGCTTACGCTCTTATTGATGAGCGCGTCGGCTGGGCTACTTGCGAGGCTAACCTGGAAGTTAAAGTCAAATCTCACCCCTACTCGGAATCCTGGACTAGTCCAGGCGAAGAGAGGTTGTATCAACTTGAACTTCTTGAAGGAACCGAGCTGGACTTTGAGTACAGCGAAAAAGCGGTTCACAAGTTTAGGAATCCGGTCGACTCTTTTCTTCCGTCGATCGGCGCCGGTTCAGGTCTAAATTCTCTTAAGTTGCTTGACGGAATAGCATTACTCCGCAAGTTCCTTCAGAGGTGAAATCCACAACTTACCCAGGAGTATTACCATGGGCACGTTGACCGTTACGGTCGATACAGTGGACCAAGTGTTCACGACTGACTCGACGACACAGGATCGTGTTGTCTATCGTCATTCTTCCTCGACATTGCTGGTTCCAAGAACCTTGATGCTGAGACGGGTTTATCCCAAAACCACGAAGGCCTATACGTCTAACGCTCGGAACAACATGAAACTCAGTTGGTCCGTCGAAGACGCTGAAGGCGCAGTAGCTCCCATTATCTGGGAGTTGTCCGTGTCTCGGGTCGCTGATGTAGATTCAACGCAGTTTGCGTTAGCACGCGCTGCAATGGGTCTACTGATTAATGATGGTGAGCTAGATGGATATTTTACAAATCTGTCCCTCTAGTTTCATCCGTCACGTGGTCGTTCTTTTGGCTATCCTCCTTTGGGTCGCCTTCAGTGTGTCTTTCACGACTTTCCTGGTTTACCAGGTCCGTCAATCTGTGGAGAAAATCCTACATGAAACGCAAAAGGAGTCGTTCCAGGGGTATTACCCCGAAGACGCCAGTCCCCCAAAAGCTCGAGGTCGGTGAGGCTGAATATACGGCCTTATTCAATACCCACCTCGAATCTATGCTCGCTGGCACTGGGCTTGAAGATTTGCTCCAACCGATTGGAAATCTGTCGGAGCTGCCTAGTGCTATCGGGACATTGGAGCCTTTCATCTCCGATGCTCGCGAAATCGATGACGTAGACACGTATTACCGTCTCGTCAGCGTTCGCGATTTGCTGAGAAAACTTGAGTATCCCCACAAAGAATTTCGGGACACTGCTCAAGCTGCAGCATTGCAGACGTGGATGGAATCAGAGGCAGCCTGCAAGGAAGTGAACAGAAGGTGCTGGGAAATTTTCCAGCATCCTCTTACTCACGAGCAGGCTGAACTCGACGCTGTTCTTCAGGCAGTTCGTTCGGAGGTTCTCTCCTTAGTTGGAGAGGTGCCCCCGGATTTGTCTGATGTTGCTAGCGGACTCCGTGCTGGTCCTGGTGCTACCTTGTCCCATAGTAGGGACGAAGGGCAACCGATCTTCAAGCTTCTCGGCCATACCGCATTTAAGGGTATGGACGACGAGATAGTCTTCCTTCACAGGGAGACAATGTTTCGGGAGCTGTTGGTTTGTTCGCCCTCGAGTTGTTATGCCATGAACTATGGCGTATACGGCGTAGAGGAAGTCACCATCGACTGGGTAGACCACTCTGTTTACCAGACTGTACCCAAGACCATCCTCACGGATAGGTCTATTGAGATTGGACCTTCTTTAGCTACCATGTTCCAAAAAGCGTACGACGATTATTTTCGTCGGCGCCTACATTCCCAGTGGGGTGTTGACCTGAGCAATCAGCTGCCTAATCAGCAGTTGGCGTTCCAGGGTAGTATCCCGGGGAAGTATACGGATGAACAACGTCCGTGTACTATAGACATGAGTAGTGCTTCAGACCGAATTCCTTTTGGCGTTATAGCCATGGTGTTTAGTCCGAGCTGGGTCCGCACCCTAAGTAGGTACAGGGCGAAATATACTCTGTTACCTGATGGGAGCTTCCATGATAATGAGAAGTTCTCATCAATGGGGAATGCTCTGACGTTTTCACTGCAGACGATTTTGTTCTCGGCGGTTGTGAGGTCCGTTTTACGGGACCTCGGCCTTGGACATGCAGTGTGGCGTGTTTACGGAGATGACATCATCGTTCCATCGATCTCTTACAATGAGGTCGTTCGGCGTTTAGAGCTCCTTGGTGGAGTTGTGAACGTGAAGAAATCCTTCAACGAAGGAAATTTTCGGGAATCGTGTGGTGCCGACTACCTAAACGGTATAGCAGTCCGTCCACTATTCATCAAGAAACCGATCAAGTCGTTTGCAGATGTCTTCAAGTATCTAAACTTGATTCAGACGTATGCGACGAGTGGACCAATCCCGGCCACGAGGTTTGCACCGTTATATCGGATGCTACTATCGTGGGTACCCAAAGAGTTTCGACTCTACGGGGAAACACATTGTGACCTAGATACTGTTATCTGGGTTCCTTATCGGTGTTGTGGTAAGTTCATACTTGCCACGAAAAAGAGTAAAGTTGAGGTCCCGGAGAAACTGGGATACCTTCGCTCACTCTGGGTGGGTAGTGCAGATGCGGGCCGACAAGAAGTCGGTCCGTTCGGGTTACCAGCGTACTATAGAAATGGTGCGCTGGTTGTTAGAAGAGCCGGTCTTCGGATCGGCAGGCCTGCTTTGAGTGCGCAGGCCAGGGGGCTTATGCTCGACCCATTACTTCTAGGGTAGCTAAGTTCTTTCTTTTAAGCCCATGATCCGTTAATCGGATGGATATGGATGTCTCGAGGGGGTGCTCATGCACTGACCACGAGTGGTGGG